CCCTTGCCTTTTAAGAACGCTTCTAAAGCAACTACACGAGTTTCTTTTGGAGCTTCTAAGCCAAGTTGTTTACAGCCATATTTAGCCATTTGGTCTAAATCCATATCAGCATGGTCAAAAGCACCAATATGCGCTGAGAGATGGTCATACAGCTTTGATTGTTTGGCAATATTAGCTTGAACTGTTTTAGCGATCAGAGCTGTGTCCATACCACTACCTCTTTCGCCTTCTTTTGGCTCAGTAGTAGCACCGCCTTGAGGAATTGGATCAGCTTCTTCATCAGTTGCTTCATCATCAGGTTTGTTTTCATCGCCATCAGGTTCTTCTGTATCCATATCGGTTACTGCTTCAACACCAGCAGAACCTAATGATTGACCAGTTAATTCCTGAATCTTTGCCAACCTAGGCATGACTTCTTCGAGGAACTTATGCACTTCCTCAAGAGTCATATCGGGTTTTTCAGCCCCTACTTCTTTGTTTTCTTCAGCCATGTTTAAAAACTCCTTATTATCTACAGTGAAAGTGAAATGATCTAATACAGCAACTTCTTTACCCATGCGACCATTTTCGACTAGGGCAAGATGATTACCACGAATATCCCGTTGCACATAATCATAAGCCATCCCATTGTAATTACTAGGAGCATATTCATATCTGCATCGGTATCCGCAGGATAATTCTTTTTTTCCATTTGCAATTAAATTGCTCATTGCTTCTGAAAATACCTTGATGTTGCCTTTAAGTAAAGTGCCATCAAAATATACGTCTTCTCCAATAACCCCTTGAATGCCTTTATTTTCAGCAGGGGTTAATCCATCATCCTCACCACCAAGCATGACGTGGTTATCAATCCAAGGAATTAGCTTGAATGAATCTACGCATTCAGGAGTTGAGAGTTCTTCAGAAGAACGGAAAACATAATAGATTTTGTCAGGGTCACATTCAGGAGAGATAGAGCGACCTGAATAAGGGAAAACACCTACCATTGAAAGTGGATTGTCTTTTACTTCAAACCATCCATTAGTATCATACTCACGCTTATCCATCGCATTATTACCAGCTTCAACGGCTTTCGCAATTTCTTCGGATTCTTCCTCAATCTTGTGAAACAAGGGGCTTGGTGCATCTTCGATGGTAGCCCATACGAATTCATCATGTTCCTCATTTAAGTTAGGCTGGAATTCTCCATCGCTACATCCATAAAGACGTACTTTTCCGTCTGAATGGATTAACTGTAAACCTGATTCAGGAACGTGTTGAGTTTCTTCCCTAGATTCACGAATAGCACCTTCAATAGGGGATTCGCCTTCTTCTACATGACCACCGGGAAACCCCCAAGAGCCATCTTTAGTGCGTTTCATCCACAATATCTTGTCTTCATTTGTATAAACAATGAAAGCCACATACTTAGAATCAAATTCTTCATCATCTTGAGCACTTGTTTTGCGAGCATTGGAATAAGCAATAGCTAAAGACTGTTTAGGATCGTGACCAGCTTTAATCAATTCACGAATATTGTTCTGAACTGCCTCTTTTGACGAACCGCTTTGTAATGGCATTAAATTACCCTTCCCGTTTGAACAGGGATATTAGTCACATTGAGCAATACAGTAGCTTCCCGAGTATTACTTTCATTCGTAACGAATATAGGTTTGATTGTATAAAGCTGATTAATTTGAGGAGTTGGAATAGTACCTCCTGCAATTCGTACTGAAATGACTTTTCCAATAGCGGCAGTAATTCCGTCAGGGAAAACCACAGGAGCACTATTTACAGCAGGGTTAAAGAATGACAGCCCTGTTTGATCTGAAGTTACTGAAGTGATTGAAGTAATAGTTTCTGTTTTGTCTAATAGATTAGAGCAGTCAATATCATACCAAATCGTCTCGCTGGTGCGTTTTTGTAAGATATAAGTATTACTCATTTGGTCGCCAATAGTCCTGTCTCGGTGAAACGTGCCAATAATCTAATCTTTCCTCAGTATGCCAGTAAGTTGCCCTTGGTAACAAGTGCCACACTTGACCTGATATTTGGAAAATTGGAGCACATACATAAATATCTACCGCATTTCCATACTCATTTACTACAACTATTACATAAGTTTGTGCGTTTGTAAAATCTTGTGCGTCTGCTACTTCATTGATGTTTAGTGAGGCTGTCATCAATGCTGATGCTAAATCTTGAGCCGTTCCAGTTTCTACTACTGATACGAATGCCAACATATTAGCATTATTAATGTCCGTTGCATATACTTGCTCAAGCTGTGAAAGATAGGCTGTCATAGCAACAGATTGGGATTCTGTTAGCAATCCTGACTCTATTATTGCCAGTAAAGCAGTCATTTGTTGAGCTTGGAAGTCTTGAGCATCTCCAGCTTCAGAAACCGACACCGCATCTACTGAGTTTTGGCTTACTTCATCTATAGCGTTGCCAGCTTCAGAAATAACCCCTTGAGCTGTCATATTATCATCTACAGCGTCTTGAGCATTAGCATTTTCAGCCAAATTGATAGGGGCTTCCATTGTTTCAGATTGATTGTCTTGTGCATCGCCAGCTTCATTAATTGAGGTAGAAGCAACCATTGTTTCTGACTGAGAATCTAATGGATTGGCTGTTTCTTCAATATTGATTGGTGCTGTGGCATTTTCAGACACTTGGTCTTGAGCGTTTCCTGATTCATCAAGAGAAGGAGAAGCCGTCATATTTTCAGACTGACTATCCTGTGCATTGCCTGTTTCTAGGATTTCAAGGCTTGCCGTCATAGTTTCAGATTGGCTGTCCAAAGCTGAACCAGCCTCACTAATACTTACTGCATCTACTGAACTTTGAGATACGGCATCTTGAGCATTGCCAGCCTCATTTATTACTACTGGAGCTTCCATTGCTTCTGAGACAGTATCTTGAGCTAATCCAGCTTCATTAACAAAAACACCAGCCGTCATTGATTCTGATTGAGCATCAGTAGCACTTCCTGATTCAGAAATGCTAACCCCTGCTGACATTGTTTCTGATTGGGTATTTTGTGCAGAACCAGCTTCAACAATGGTTACTGAAGCACTTAAAGTCTCAGATTGAGTATTTGTTGCACTTCCAGCTTCCGATAAAGTGACTGGAGCTGTCATTGATTCTGAGGTGGAAGCTACTGCACTTCCAGTCTCAGTAATGGTTTGAGGCATTGTTGCCGTATTACTAACAACAGAAAGCGCACTTCCTGATTCTGCAATAGCTCCAGCAGAGGTCATTAGTGCGCTTGTTACTGCTACTGCATTAGCACTCTCGGTAATGACTACTAGATAAGTAGTCGTGCTACCTTCACTGGCAAAAGGTTTTTCTGCAAATGAAGAAAATCCAAACATTTTTAAGTATTTGGATCTACAGGGGCATCATCAGGTGTATCAACAGGTGTTTCAGCAGGAGCTTGGGTTTGTTGTTGAAGCTGAATGCGAGCATTCATTACCAAACCTTCAACTACATTCATAGGACCACCTCTCATAAAGTCAATAAACCCTTGAACGTCTTGAGGGCTATTGAACTGAAATGAAATATTAATCATGCTTTTTCCTTTTTGGTGTTAATTAACTAGCTGTAAATGCAGATTGAGAGAAATATCCTGATTGAATGTTTCCATTGGCATCAGAATAATTCACCAATATTTTAACTTCGCCAGTATCTTGATCCAAAGCAAAGCCTTCTACAGTACCTTGAATGGGGGCTGGCAATACTTGAGTGATTGCATCACCTTTTTTGAATGTCATGATTTTATCCTTATAGACTTAATGAATAGGAAACTTGAACAATATTTCCTGAATTAACGGGTTGTGCGCCACCAGTAAATACACCAGCAGACAATAGAACACCATTTGTGTCCATCAAAGTAGTTACTGCGCCTGTGCCATAAGTAATAAATGCACCTTCTAAAGTGCCAGCACCAGTCATAGTGAAGCTAGTTGCAGAGCTTAAAGCAATAGCACCAGCCGAGGCAGTACCAAAGGCAGGAGTTCCACGAGCCGCAAAAGTTGGAGCATTAGTAGAACCAGCTTCTTTCCAGCCAGCATGAGAAGTCATTGTGTCACCAGCCGCTACAGCAGAGTAGTCAACAGATGAAATTAATCCCATGTATGGTCCGACTACTGTATATGCAGAACCAGTCAATGAAGACTGAAGCATTAGGTTTTTACCAACGGTGCAAACTACATTGTCAATCTTATCTTCCCAAAGCAAGCTCATATCTTTGGCAGATTTAAAGCATTTGAATGTATATACACCTTCCGCTTGAGCTGATTCGCCCATTACAGATAATGATGCAATAGAGGCATTTGAGGCTTCCATTGCGTTTAATTGATCTTTCATATTTATTCCTCTAGGTCAAAAGTAATGATTGGTTTGCAAATACAACGGCAATTCGGTAAATCTGCGGGAAGCCCCCGTACTTCATTTCCATACATCATACCGATATACGGAGGATCGTCAAAGGAGTATTCGTTACCTGACATTTTGACATGAAGCGGTCTAGGCTCTTTTCCCCCTCCTGAATGAATCCAAACGAACTTCTTAACTCCTAGAGCTTTAAGCCTAGTCGTGTTAATTGATTGGTAAGCCTTACGAGTTTGATCGAGGGCTACATTCTTGGCATGACGGACATTCCCATGATATTTCTTTGTGAGAAAAGGCACAAGGTCTTGTAAGCCATTTCCAGTAGTAATACTTCTCATGACTTGCCCTTGCACGTCACCGATAAACTTTTGGGGAATGAGTTTGATGAGATTAGCGGCTTCTTGGGTGCTTGCTTTGATTACGTCCTTGAGAACGGCATCACTAAAGGAAGTATTGATAGTGAAATCTTTACTAGCCTCTTTAAGAGACATTCCTAACGTAACTGATGAGTTACGCATAGTTCTAGAAATCATACGCTCTACAGCTCGTTTTGCTAGTTTGTTAAACCGAACTGACCATTTGTCTAATAAATAGGCAAGGATAATCCTAGATTGACTGGAGATAGAAGCGTCCATTGCAGAACCAAAATTGGTTTCTTTAAAGGTACGCTCTAGCTCTCGTTTTACGTCACGATACATTAAACCTACCAAATCAACGATAGGTTTGGCAAAATCAGCAGAAATTCCAGCATTAGGTCTTAATGCACTGCCGACTAAACCATTATTAGGCTTATTTGCCCTTTTTTTCATCTGCCTGTCTATTAGGCTTGCCAAATCCAGCAATGTATTCAGGTGTCATCAATTTATCGGACTTAGCACTGTTTTCAGCTTCTAATTCCTCATGCAGTTGACCCCATGATTTATTGCCTATTTTCTTCAAGAATTGGGCTTTTGCTTCTTCAAAAGTAGCCATTACATTTCCCTTTTTAAGTTAAATAGCTCCCAATAACTTGGGTGCATTCTGCTTCTGCCAGTTTCATAATTACTCCATCTTGCTTGAGTAGTAT